TTCCAGCAGTTAAGAGATTAGTTGCGGAGTTAAAAGTCAAATCAACATCGCCTCGTAGGTATTGATCGGCATCTCTGTTCTCAACAAAAGTTATGGAATAGTTTGTGTCTATTCCGTTGGTGTTTGTGATATTAATTGTGGCTGCATTACCGGTAAATGCTGTGGTCTGCGTAGTGGCATCTGGGAATGTCAATCCTGCACCATGGAACGTGAGTGCACCGGAAATGTTCACGGCATCGTTGATCTGTATGGCTGATGAATCTGAAGAAGATATCTCATTTACAGCTATCGTGCTTGGCACTGATGTAAGATATGATGAAAGGTTGGGTCCAGTGATCGTTAAAGTGTCTCCACTCACTGCCGTGGTTATGTTCTGTGTGCCAGCGATCCGGATGGTCTCGCCTGCGTTCAATGTCGTTCCAGTGCTGTCATCGCCCACCACGGTGATTGTTGCTGCTGTGCTCTGTGTCGTGGAATCTGGGAATGTTAACACACCATCTGTGCCAAAACGCCAAACCTGTGAAGTGGCATTAGGCACATCATAGTTGGTAGTAATCTCTACATAGTCGTCACCTGATCTCAACCGTATTTGGCCACCAGCAGTTATTAGCACATCATCATAGGCTGTCATTCGAAGATCGTTGCCAGCGTCAATATCTATGTGTGTCCCAGCCCGACTTATGATATCGAATACACCATCATCTGGCTCAATGTGTATTTTGCTGATTCGCTGGTAGCTGAATCTTATTGCGGTCACATCAATGGGACCGTCTGCTGGGGCACCTGTCAAGATAATTTCATTGCCGTTGGAATAACTGTATGGGTATTCTGCTCCAGCACCGTTTATTCGAACTGTGACATTGTTGACGAGGCTCAATTCCGTGCTGATAAAATCCAGCACATAATCCTCAGGAGTGGTTAAAGTAATGGTGCTGCTACCAAAGCCGATGTCAGTCCAAGTTGCTGAACCAAAATCATTATTAGCGACTGAATAACTGTTATCATCTGGCTCAATAGTCTGTGAAAGAACTCGGTAAGGATTTAAAGTTATTGATGCTTGATAGCCCCCATTGGCTGATTGTATACCTTTGCCAGAAGGCACTGTTAGATTGCCGTCTGACCCAAATGACCAAGTGTTACTGTTATTGTTAATTGTCAATCCAGCATTGGCGGTCAATAGTCCGGACACGTTGATGGCATCGTTGATCTGTATGGCTGTAGAATCAGCTGAAGTAATTTCGTTGACTTCTAATGTTCCAGATACACTGGTAGAATTTCCTAGACTGAGTTTTCCTTCACTCTCTGTGATAGACACACCATTAATGTTGATGGAACCTGGACCCACGTAAAGCGTGTGCCATCTCTTGTCGGCGCTGCCCAAATATTGTGTGTTGTCTGTGGCCGGTAAAAAATTTCCTGATTTTAAAACCAAATTTCCTGTGCCTGCGGGATCCAACTCCATGTCCGCATTGGAACTGGTAGTGCTCAATGTGTTGCCGGAAAATACAAAATCACCTGTGCTTGATGATGTGCCGGTTATTGTAAGTGTATCTCCTGACACTGCCGTGGTCACTGATCCAGCACCCACTATCTTGAATGTCTCTCCGATGCTTACGGCTATGCCTGTGCTGTCATCTCCTACAAAAGTGATGGCTCCCGGATCCACTGCTGTGAATGATAGATTGCCCGCTCCGTCGGTCTTCAATACCTGACCCGCGGTGCCGTCCGCTATGGGGAAGCTGAGTCCGTTTATGACCACGGTGCCGGTGCCGTTGCCGTCCAATAATAAATTTGCGTTGGAGGTAGTTGTTATGATTTGGTTGTCGTTGACCTGTATGCCTTCTATGTCCACTGCTCCAGTACCATTGCCTTCCAGCACCAAGGTGCCATTGGTTATGCCTGAGCTAATGGTGTTGTTAGTGAAGATAAGTGTATCTAGGCTGTCGCCGCCCAGCTCTGCATATAACTCTTGAAAATTGGTGTTGACCTTAGTGAACGCTCCGCGCAGGCTGTCGCCTGTGGCTGGATTTCCTTCGGTTCCTGTGTCAATTGTGAGTCTGCTCATATAATGATTTCCATATATTTATTAAATATTCTTGAGGATATCATGTTCATAGAAACACTGAAAACACTCCGACTGTACGAACGCCAGAGTAAACTGGGTGTATATCATACCTTCAAAAGAAAAAACACTCTATACGTATTCAAATGCGACTGCTGCGGCATAACATTCCTGCGGCCCAAGAGCAGGGTGGCGATGGACAGGGCCACCAATGATTATAAACATGTGTGCAGTTTCTGTGACTCAAAGAGATATGCCCAAAAGGTCGGGGTTAAAATGCGAGGTATCTACCGCACTGACGCCAGCAGCGACAAGCCCATAGGCAGCACTTAGACTGAGAAACTTTCTCCGCATCCGCAGCCGCCCGTGGCCTTGGGATTGGTTATCTCGAACTGTGCTCCGAACACTTCTTCCTTCCAATCTACTCTGGTGCCGGCCACATACATCACGCTCATGGAGTCCACGACAAATCTGCCACCCGCCCATTCCACTACCACGTCATCTTTTTGTATCTGTTCCGCGGAGTCCGCAAATCCCCAATCGTATTTGAAGCCTGCACATCCTCCGCCCAGCACTGCTAGGCTCACTGCATATTTTCCAGGATTGCGGGTCAATAGATTACCAATCTGTTTTCGAGCTGATTCTGTTAGTTCAAACAATTCCATACTATTAATTATGCCACTGGTTTAATTCATCCGATAATCTGTGTGCAGTTGACACCCACAACAGCGTTGTGTTATAATGGTTATATGCTGATAGACTACACTCGATATCGTGATTATCCACGACTGGCTGATATATTCCGCAGAGTGAAACAGACCTACAATACAGAACAAGACCTACAAGATTTCCGAACGGAAGACTGGACAGAACAATGGAATCAAGGCACGCACTCAGACTCGGCTCCCACTTATTCCTATGACATATACAATCGCTTTGTGAAAAGAACACCACCCGCGAGATGGAGTGAGTTGGTCGGGGACATCAGCACACTGTCGGGCATCAGTTACTCTGCAATCATAGTGGTGCCACCACATTCGGTCATGCCCGAGCACACTGATTGGAGCCACATCGAAGGCATGGATGACCGTGAACCGGATCGCACTTACACCATCATGTACTACCTGCGCCAACCCAAGGCCACAGAACAGGAGTGTGGCATGCAGTGGGGAGATAGGAAATTATACCTGCCGGAAGATTCCATACTGTGTCTCGATGGGGGTCGCAATCCGCATTCGGTGTACAACCACACCGCTGAGACCAGGGTATCATTTTGTCTAAGTGTGCTGGAAACGAGTTTTGAACTATGAAGATGATAGATAATTTTTTGGCTGTGGATTTCGCCAATGAGCTGGAGAGCTATATTATCGGTGAGTTGGACAAGCCCATATGGATGAACGGACATTCTTATTTTGATGCTGAATTTGGCAAGTATTTGCCAGATAAACAATTTCCCTTCATTGCTCACATGGATACCAAGATGGCAAATAAATTAATACAAACTCTGCTGTCCCAAGGCATACTGACACGAGAGCCAGCTGACAGCGAAGCATTAATTTACAAAGCCTATCCACTTAGTTCTGTGGAGTGGCATACTGACAAGCATGACGAATATGATAAGAGTCGTGAATGGAAAACACAGAAAGATAAAGATCCGGCCGGGATATCAATATATCTAAACAGAGAATGGCACCCTGATTGGGGAGGTTGTTTCTTGTTGAAGGATAACCATTCAGACACACATGGAAAATTTTATGAGCCCATATTCAACAGAGCAATAATAAACAATGGCAGGGAATTACATTCAGTCAGCACCATCAATGCTGGAAGTAAAAACAGATACAGCGTGCAATTGTTTCTGAGCAGATCCGCTCTGAGAGAAGATCTACAATGATTTCTCCAATCCAATACCGACACCATGACTTGTTACAACCGCTCTATCAGCACTGTCGAGCGGACTGGGAGGAATGGGAGAAAGATCATGACATCGAAAAGGAATCAGTCAATGCAGGCGATGTGTATGAAGCCAAGCGGTTGGATGATCGTTGTGGTTGGTGGGGAGTGCCTTTGGTTCATTTCTACAAACGTACCAAATGGAGTGATCAATGGCCGCGTACCTACAATGCCAGCAAAGATATGCCAGGGGTAATACATGTGGCAGTGAACTTCACCAAACCGGGCTGTGTCATTCCCGTGCATCAGGACAAAGTGGACCGTATCAATGATCGCGTGATAGACCTTATACCCACGCTGATAGGAATTCGTATTCCCAGCAACAACATAGACACTGTGGGATTCGAAATAGATAAAAAACGAGTTTATATAGGCGAGGGCGACATCGTCAGCTTCCTGCCGGAGCAGCCACATGGCAGTTGGAACTTTTCTAAAGAGTGGAGAGTGACCCTATACATCACAACAGAGAGGCAATGTTGGACATTATGAAAACTTTTCCAGGATTGATATGTGGTGAGCAGAACCCTGTGGGACCAGCACAGCCTTATTGGCAGTATGGCAACATCGTGAATGGAACCAAACAGATAGATCCAGTGTTGCACTTTGGTTGTTTCGTGTTGGGATTCCAACGCACAGACATCATAGATTATGTGTGTGAACACATGAAGACCAAACCCGAAGTGGCCGAGAGCTTTTATTGTGATGACACATTGAAACTCAACGACATAACATGGTCCTTGGCGGAACGCCTACATGGCATGACCGGGTTCAACAGCATATTTGCTCTCAGTGGCAGCGACGCCAACGAAGGCGCCGTGAAACTGGCCAGCGCATACCAGAAGCAGATGGGGCAGACAAACAGACACCGCATCGTGTCATTTGAGGACAGTTATCATGGTTCGACTTTCCTAAACTACAGCATGGGGGACAGCATGTTGAAAGATCCCTTCTACACCCTGCGTCCTTATGATTCGGTAAAAAGACTGCCCAGAGACTTTGCAGTTTCGGAACATGATTGGTCGGATGTGATATGCGTGATCGTGGAGACTTGTCCATACGGTGATGGGCTCAAGCCCAGCTCCGAGGAGTTCTGGGGCAAGATCAAAGAGATACAGCAGCAGGGAGTGTTGGTGATTGTGGACGACATATTCATAGGTGGAGGCAAGACCGGCACCGTGTTTGGTTGGCAGACGCTGCCAATCACGCCAGACATCACCACACAGGGCAAGGCCATCACCGCGGGGTATTTTCCTCTTAGCATCACGATGTACAACAAGAGGATCGCAGAGGCGTTGCCAGATAAATTTAATTGGGATCATGGCTTCACATACAGTTTCTCACTGCCTGGCATATTGAGTTGCAACAAATATTTAGACATCCTAGAGCAAGAAAACATATTACAACAACATCAGTTAGTGATCGCCAAGGCCCACGCCATATTTGCGGCACAGGATTACAAAGTGCTGGGGGAGTATGGAACAATATTACAGATCAAGAGAAAGAAAGACAAGCATTTCCTTGTGTTGCCGATCAATGCCACAGATGAATACTTCTCTGTGTTGGAGGAACATCTGCGATGACCTACACTGAATATGATCCCTTGGAGAGCGTGATAGTGGGAGACACATATTCTCCCGGCGATGTGGATCATCTGTTAAAAAATAATGCCACACAGTTCAACAAGATACTGGGAGAGACCAAGCAGGATCTAGACAGCCTGGCGGAATTCCTAAAGAAAGGCAACATACATGTTGAGCGTCCGGTGTTGCACCGCTATGACAGCGTGAAGATGCCTACATTTGATATAAGGTTACCCATGGCACCTGTCGTGCCAAGAGACGCATTACTGGTGATAGGCAACACCATAATACAAACTTACACCAGTTACACTGACAGATATTTTGATTCTATCAGTTACTATCACATATTTGAAAAGATGTTCAGAGAGGGTTATCGCTGGATCAGCCAACCACCACCCATGTTGACCAATCTCAACACGGAGCATGATTGGTTCGTCAGTGACAGGACCTACAAAGACAAGTTGCCGGACAGGGTGTTATGGCACACCGCCACTATGTATCGTGCGGGTGATGCTGTCATAGTAAATCATGAGGGTCCGGGATCGGAGACAGGATTGGAGTGGTGCCGCCGAGAATTGCCAGAGTTCAAGTTCTATCACAACACGGGCACACGCTTCAAGGGATTCGGACACATCGACCATGGCTTCATAATGATAGATGATGACACAGTGATCCACGCGGGATTGGATTGGGTTCCTGAATGCCTGCGTGAGAAGAAACTGGTCGACGTTGGTGATTGCCTGCCAAAATTGAAGCTGGACAGGTTCGCACGGGATTATGCACAGGCGCAGGACAAAATGGATGTGGCATGGTTGGACAAGTATTTAGAAAACTGGAGAGGTTATTGCCAAGAAGTGTGCTTCGATCTCAATGTGCTAGTGATCGACAGGCATAACATTGTGTTTGGTAGGCACCTGCCGGAACTATTTGCCAAGCTGAGAACACTGCGGATAGACTGCCACGTCATCCCCCAAAGACACTATCTATTTTGGGAAGGTGGCATACACTGCTCGACCCTCGACATCAAGAGAAAAGGCGAGAAGAGAAAAATTATCTAATAAGAAACCTTAAATTATATCCCCGTCGTTCTTCTCGCTGTAGGTATATGCCTCGGGCACCCTGTCCAGCACAGGCAATCCCTTGTTGACATAAGCATCGCGTGTGATGACCTGATGAACGAAATTGGTCATGTAGTCCTGTCTATTGAACTTGGCCCATGGAGAATGTTTCAATTGCTGCATGTCTATGTTGGTGGCGTCAGGCCATTGTATGATTCTTAGAAAATGTCCATTCATGTAGGCCATCATGTGGTACATGTTGTCATCTCCCAGATCATGAGCACTGATCAGTTCATGCCCCATGGACTTTGCTATCTGCTCGATCATCTTGTAGTTCTTGCTGATGTATGCAGTGGGCTCCGTGGGCACCCTGCCTATGTTGCTGCCCAGCCTGATCCTGAACTGGAATTTCTTGCCGCTGTTGTAGTAGGGAAATGTGTTGATCTCTTCCAAGACGTCCCGGAGATGTTCATAGCTCTCCACGGTGTATCCTATGTAATGGAAAAGCAAATTCATGTCTATGCAGTTTTTGATGCCCTGCAGTTGTTTCTCGTGTGTGTCTCGGCCCTGATAGCTCCAGTGATTTAATCCAATCAGCACTGCGTGGGTCTTGTGCTCCTGCAATTTTTCAACAAACTTTTTCTCGTGCAGCCTGACCCCGTTGGTCAGTATCACTGCCTTGCGTCCCGAAGCTCTTATGTTGTCAACGATGTCAAACATGTCCCTCCTCACAGTGGCCTCCGCCCCGGCAAGTATGACATGATCTATCGCTGGTGGGGCAGTGCTGATGTGATTGTAAATGTATTGGAGATCAATGTCCCTTTCTTTGTTGTCAGGTATGTGATAGCAATGCGGACAGGCCAGCTGACAGCGATTGGTCACCTCTATCATCAAGATCCTGTTGTAGAACCTATTGATTCGCTGTTCCAACTTCTCACAGAATTCAGCGTCGGGATCCTGGACTATCTTGAAATCACCATGTTCGGGGCAGGACTTGTTGATGTAGCGGACGTTGTCCTCCACAGTGACCTGCGAAGGAATGTGCCTGTAACAGATATGGCAAAGAGAGTGGGATTCGTATAAAGTTCTCATCGGCTGTCCGCGTATTTCTTTATAGTAGTAATTAGCAGTCCCAGGCCATTCTGACGTTGCACACTGAGCAGTTCCGCCATGCCCAGGGGCGCGAAGTCCTCACGTTTTATTTTTTTTATGCTGCCGTAGCGCTGGCAGTTCAATATGTCCAGCACCATGTAGGCAGTGCCCTTGGTTATGAATGCGTCCGCATCAGCCGACAACAACATTTGTTCCTTTTCAAACTTGGGGACCAGCCAGAGATTGCTGGCGCAGCCGTGTATCTTGAAACTGTCTATCTTGAACTTGGCATCCAATGGAGGTAGTTTCCTGCCCAGTTCTATGATGTATTCCAATCTGTCCGTTCCGGACAATGGCTTGAGGTTGTCCGACCATTGCTGTATCTTATCTTTTATTTTCATGGTCCTCCTTGCGCTGCCACCAGAACCAGAACCTCAGTGCGTCCCGTTTGAATTGGAAGCTCATGTAGGCCCTGTTCTTGCCGTAGGCACGCTCGTCATAGGTGTCATAGGCCAGATTGTGCCAGTCCGGGTGCGTCCAGAACCACCAGCCCCATGAGCCAACACTGTGCCTCTTGCACCATGCTATGAGGTCACCATCCACTCCGTATGAGTTGAGATCTATGTTGTGTCGGAAACGCTGCAGATAACCAGATCTCCGACGTCGTTTTTTTTCCGCCATCTACTTAATTATAAATTATTAATGTTTGGTATTCAACCTTATAACTGTGACAATGACTGCTCGTAGAGCTGTTGAGCGGCTAGATTTTTGCCTTTGGCCTCCGTGCAGATGTCGAAATGATCATGGAAGCTCAACGCCCATGCATTGGTTTTTTGATTGGGGAACAAGTCGCTGTGCGCTCTAAGTTTTTGTTTCTTGCAGCCCAATGCCAATAGGTCCTTGATGCTGTGCAGATGATCATGCATGTGGTCGGGATCGTCTTTGAATGCTGGCAATAGTGCCTCATCTCGAAAGTAGGAATAGTGTAATGTGGGCCTCACGCCACGCCACGATTCTATAACCCGCTTGACTCTATCATCATTGGCTTGTATGTATTCTTCGTCGCGAATGAGATGATGATGTATGTCCATGACCAAGGCCACATGTTTTTCCAACTTCAGAGAATCATCCAGTCCCCAACCCATTTCCGAATTTTCTATTGTGATGAGATTGCGTGCCTCGGGGCTGAGCCTGGGCAATACTTTAATAATTCCATCTGGTCCCAGCTTGCCAGATATGTGTACGTTGATCTTGCAGCCATCATGCCATGTCTTGCCATAGCCCATCCAGCGTGCCATGTCCACGTGATATTCATATTCCAGTATGCTGCGCTCCACTATGTCCGGGGTCTCCGATGCCAGCACGCAGAACTGTCCCGGATGAAAACTTATCTTGACGTCATGCTTCCTGGCAGCATCTCCCACGGGCGCAAATATCTTGGCCAGATGATCCTGTATCTCTTTCCTTTGCCACCAGTCGATCCAGTTCTTCTCTGTGTAGCCCTGCAGCATTTCCGATCCCAATCTAACCATCCTGCGCTCGGCGGGCAATTGGCCCACACGCTCGATCATCCTGGTCGCGGCCGCGGCGTTGTGGTTCATGATGTCCCACTGCCTCTGCTCGGCCTCTTCCGGGTGCTCCCGCAGCCAGCGCATGGTGGTGCTGCGGCCGTTCAATTCCCTGTCCTTGGCATTGACCTTCATGCCTCCAAATTCTGATCTGTCGTTGAGCCACTTGCAGCAAAAACCTATGCGTTTTGTCATGTCTTATTGTAGCACACTATCGCCAGTTGTCAATGCAGAACTGATCGCCACAGTTGGCGGGTTTTGGATCTCCGTGGAAGACGGCCACCATGTTTTGTGGATTGATCTTAGGTAATTGCGGGAAAACTTTTTTATTTCCCTTGGTGACGCATCTGCTGCTCATTGGGTGCATCTCCCATTTGTAGGATCTTATCCATTCGTCCGGCCAGTGCCTAATGTCAGCGGTGGCACGCTTGGTTATCCAGTCCTGGTCTCCGTGGTTGTTGCCCATGACCCGGCCGGGATCTGCTGCGAACTCTGTCCAAAGATAATCAAGACGACCCGTGTCCCAGCGCATCACGCTGCTGTTGCTGAGCTTCCAGTCCGACACCCTGCACCTGTTGAAGTCTCTGATTATCTGGAAGTTGCCTGGGTCGTGCGTGAACAATGGATCCATGTTGTTAAAAATTATCACGTCCAGGTCAAGATACAATATGTTGCCCTTGATCGGCAGGTCGGGAGAGAACATGTAGAGTTTGCTCCACCAGGTCCTTATGCCCGGATGGGTGGGCAATGGGATCACGTCTATCGCGGCATCCAGTCCAGATGCGTTCTCAGTGAGGCAGTGGAACTGATATGGCACCGTGGCGTGGCGCTGGCACATGCTGCTGAGCACGTTCACGTATTCGCTGGTGTATTTGTTGCCCCATTTGACGCACAGCACGTGATTAGGCATTGTGCTTGCTCCAGTCATATCCAGGTCTCAGGAAGTCTATCTGCATCTTTTTATAGTTATCATCATTCCAAACGTAGTCATACGTGCCAGTGACTCCGTCCGCCGTGATGCTATACACGTCAAGATGGCAGGATAATTTCTTTAATATCTCGAAGAAGTCCGTGGTGCCAAAACTCTTTTGCAAATTTATCTGCCCCAGCTTGACGTAGCCGAAGCTCAGTCTTGGATCATCATAGTTTATGTTGTTCCTTTGCAGCCATTCTCTGAATTTTGATTGCTCGGCGCTGTGCCACGGGTGCGATCCATCGTCAATCACGTCCCTGCCCCATTCCACGTCAAACTCTCCGCTGTAATATTGCAGGCAGGTTATGGCGGAACACACCGCCTCGCTGATGTCCTTGCCCTGCTCGTCTCTGAATACCTCCAGATGCGTTTTGCCTATCTGCGCCCAGTGCAGGTACACTCCTCCCAGCACCCGGTCATAGCGATTTTTCAAGAATAGATCGTAGTCGCCCGACTCCAATTGATGCCTTGGCGCATTGAGGAAAGTTGTGATCTGCGAAGGTCTCTGCCATTCTGGCGCAGTGTGCTTCTTCCTGTTGGACAGCACCCAGCTCTCCAGCTCGTGGCACAGGTCATTGAGCTGCCTTATGGCCCACTTGGTCTCGTAATCTGCGAGACGATAATAGGGACTGAGCTTGCCCACCTCGCCCTGCAGGTCCTCAAAGTATCTGTGCAGTCGGTTCATTGGTTCATGATTCAAGCGCATGTCCGTGGCGATCACTGACTCTCTGCTGAAGTGATCTTTGATCTCATAGGATTTAAGGCCGGCCACTGTCCATTCATTCTGGTGGTTGAAGCAATTGATCTGGAATATGGCATCATTTATCTTGCGGCAGAGGTAATCAGCATCGCGAGGTGAGTCCGCAAAACCCATCCAGCAGTAGTTCTTCTCCAGGTGTAAGTTATTTTTTATGTTTTGTTTTAATGCATCGATCCAGCGACGTGTGAAATCATTGTCTTCCACTTCGATGAAATAGGACAATGTGTCTTTTCTGTCCTCAGGGTTCCTTAATACTACTTCAATCTCTGGTATAGATTGCACTGTTCGCTCCATGTTCGCGGCATTCAACGGAATCCAACCAAACACGGCCCCCGCTCTGCTGTTGTATTATCTTACTTACATGGTTGTACACGTGCTCGGCAAATTTCTCACAGCCCACCGCAGGCATCACTCTCACATCCGCCAGCTTGCCATCCAGCAGCATCAGCGTCTGGAACTCTGGATCGTCCTCGGCCACGCAGAACGTGTGATCGAATTGCTGCTTCAGCCAGGCCTTGATCTCCTTGAGTCCACCAAAGTCCTGCACCCAGTTCTTGTCGTCTAATGTTTTGCAGCCGAACACCAATTTGAATGCCAGCGAATATCCATGGATCAGTTTACAGTGTGAATGCACGGCCCGCCATTGCCTGAAAGCACAGCTCAGCCCCTCGTTGTGATCGTATGTCTTGGTCGAATAGTATGCCATCTTTTTTCTCCTGTGATGACATGCAGAATATTTAGAGTGGGGTGAATGTCTTGAAGTCCACTGTCTTATGTAATTTAGCTAGTGTAGCGTAGTGTCCACTATCTTGTCAATGTCTAAAGTGTCCGCCAGCTCGGCTATGCGGTCAGACAGGCCGTTTGGAATCTCCATTTTACCATCTATTATGGCCTTGAGGAAATGTACCAGTACCACGAACTCTGGGGTCTTGCTCAGAGCTTCTGGATCCACGCCGTGTTTCTCCATGGCATTCAGTAATGCTTCTGTGGAGTCCATTAAACATTTGATACTTGTTTGATGTTTTTTTAACATGCTTTAATTGTAGCTGTTATTTGGATTCTGTCAACGTCTATGTTGCTGTCAATTAACCAACGCTGCCTTCCAGGCTGATGCCGACCAGTTTTTGTGCCTCCACTGCGAACTCCATGGGCAACTGTTGCAGCACTTCCTTGCAGAAACCGTTCACTATCAGGGCCACTGCCTGTTCCTGATCCAGCCCCCTTTGTTTGCAATAGAACAATTGCTCCTCACTGATCTTGGAGGTCGTGGCCTCATGTTCCGTGGTGGAGGTTGAATTTTTGTTATCGATGTATGGCACGGTGTGTGCGCCACACTTGCTGCCGATCAAGAGAGAATCACACTGTGTGTAATTTTTTGAATTGGCCGCTTTCTTTGATATGCTTACCAATCCCCTATAGGTGTTGTCAGCGTGTCCTGCGGATATGCCTTTTGAGATGATCCTGCTTTTTGTGTTTCGGCCGATGTGTATCATCTTTGTGCCAGTGTCTGCCTTTTGATAGTTATTGGTGATCGCGATGCTATAGAATTCACCAGATGAATGATCCCCTTGCAGTATGCAGCTGGGATATTTCCAAGTGATAGCTGAACCAGTCTCGACCTGCGTCCAGGATATCTTGCTGTTGGTGCCTTTGCACAGTCCCCGCTTGGTCACGAAGTTGTAGATGCCGCCCCGGCCTTCTTTGTCTCCGGGATACCAATTTTGCACTGTGCTGTACTTGATCTCGGCATCATCCAGTGCAATCAATTCCACGTTGGCCGCATGCAGTTGATTCTCATCTCTCATGGGGGCTGTGCAACCTTCCAAGTAACTGACATAGCTGCCCCGATCTGCTATGATCAGAGTTCTCTCAAACTGTCCTGTGTTGGATGCGTTGATCCTGAAATAAGTTGAAAGTTCCATGGGGCATCTCACTCCCGGTGGAATGTAGACAAAAGACCCATCAGTGAACACGGCGGAATTCAACGTGGCGAAGTAGTGGTCGGTCAATGGTATCACTGAACCTAAATATTTTTTAACAAGTTCTGGGTGGGTCTGCACTGCCTCGGATATGGAGCAAAATATGATGCCCATCTCCTCCAGCTTGCCCTTGTAGGTGGTTGCCACGGACACCGAGTCGAACACGGCATCAACCGCCACGCCCGCCAACCTCATCTGTTCCGTCAGCGGTATGCCCAATTTTTCGTAGGTCTTCCTGATTTCGGGATCGATGTCCTCCAGTGATTTTGGTCCCTCCTTGAAGCTCTTGGGTGCTGAATAGTAGTACAGGTCCTGATAGTCTATCTTGGGGTAGTGTGGTTTTTGCCAGTTGGGTTCCGTCATCACTTGCAGGCGATCGTATGCCCGGAGGCGCCACTCCAACAACCACTGGGGTTCCTTCTTCTGTTTGGATATGAATCTGATCACGTCATTGTTGAGGCCTTTGGGCGCAGTGACGGACTCTATGTCAGTGGTGAATCCATATGCATATTCCTGGTCTATCTGTTGTTGTATCAGCTCTGTTGACATATATTATAGTGCTATTTAACCGCGGTCTTCTCGTTGATGTATTTGGCCATGCCCTCATAGGTCTCCGGGAAAACATTCTTGTGCTGGCTCCATTCCGTGGGCAGGCTCCAACCCTCTCGGTTGACCACGATCCAACGACAGTTATCTAGTGCCATCAGTTTCTCGAACTGGTGTACCCAGTAAGAGGGATCCACGGGACGTTTGATATACTCATAACCTTTGGTATCTTTGTAGATGTTGTTCACTGTGTCTTTTTTCGTAGGATGTAGATCAAATCCCAGCATGAATATGGCCTTGGGTTTGAACGTGAGAGCTACCACACCCGCATAGGGGCCTGTGCCCCAATGGAACGGCTCGTCCTGCCTCTCTTCTCCCTCGTAGGGTAGGTCCGGCAGTGGCTTGACGTTGGGCCACATGGCAAATTCTGCATGCCATCGCTGTCGAGTGTATATGGTCACTTGCTTGCCCACTGTGTTGGCAGCCTCTTGGCACATGTGGCGATCCGCACACACGAAGTAATCAAAGTTATAGTCTCTGAATTGTGCGTTGCAACCAACCACTGTGCTGAATTTCTTCAATGGGACGAGATCAAATCCAAAACGACTCTCGCCATTGCCTATGATTGATACGAACTTGGTCATGCCGCTTCCTTTTTTTGTTTGAGATACTTCTTTAGTTCTTTGTCCGTGACCCTGATGTTGTATTGCTTTTTAAAAAATATCTTATAGCTGTCCGAGCCATATCTGCCTATGCCATGCAGCTCTGCGGCATCTTCACCGTTCCAATTTAAGAATTCTCGGCTCATTTGTTTTATCCTCCTGCTCCTCACACGCCACATGCCCAAGGGCTTGATCAATCGCTGCAGTCTATTTAACGGTGCCCGGGCCATCTTTTCCGGAGTGGGCCATATGTGGAACAACTGCGGCAGTATCTCCTTGACCTGCTTCCTATATGTTTGGTTGAGGCAGATCACGGCCACCATGTGCTGCCATGCTCCCTTGATCTGCTGCTGGACCATGAGGTCCTCTCTAAGTGGTGGTATCTTCCGCACGTGTCCTCACTCGGCCATATAGGTCCTTCACTTCCACCATCTTCTTGGCTGCCATCTTGTCTTTGGGAAATTTGTCTCCGGCCACTATGACTCCCCGGTCATTTGCCGCCAGCATGCCGCCCTCGAACATCTGCTGTATCTGACGTGTCATGCGTGTGTGCGCTATCTCTGGATTCCTGTCACGCACCTCCTGCACGAACTTGTACCTCTTGAATCCATTGTTCACCAGCTCGCCGCAGTCGGTGATTACCTTGTCCGCCAGCCATTCGTCGCTGCGCATCTCCTGTTTGATTTCTTTTTCTTTTTCTTTGATTTCTTTGTGCTGTTCTCTGTCTGTGATGACTGAACCGATCTTGAATTTCTTTTCCACTGCCTGTGCTGTCTTTGCGGAGCAGTAGTAGGCAACGCTGTTGAAAACGAAAGTGTTGAGCTTGGAGCATTGGTGCCCATAGTCCACTTGGTTCTTGTCGCAAAACTCCCTCAGAGCTGCATCCTTGCCTGGATTGATCAGTGCGTCCGCAAAGCCCCAGGGCTCTGCCACGTTGCCACCCAGCACATCTGGATTGTCTGGCAATACAAAATATTTTACAACACTCATTTTCGACGTTTTCTTTTCTTGTTATCTGTTTTTATCACTGTGTCCTTATCTTCCTGTATCATCCAAGATAGGTCTTCCGCATCCTCTTCATCTTCCAATTCCAACACAATCAGTTCTTCCTGTGATTGTTTTTTCTTAATAGTCATATTCTTCATGCACTATCACATTCCATAGTAATTTATACTGATCCCATGCTTTTTGCAGTGCTGGATATTTCCGTCTCATGCGTATGGCTTCTGTGCCCATCATGTCCATCTCGGCCTGGGCTTGATCCATTAATTTGGCTTGCTCGCTCTTGTGAACACATCGACCCCATCCCCCACCACGCTTCTGCTCGTACACGGTCTCGCCACCGTCCGGGCTTACGAAGATGGGTCCTCCCCTGCACGTGCCTTTAGTTCTTTTATTCTTTTTTTTAACCATGTTTTTGTGGGCCAATTTTTTTGTTCATTTGTTACAGTATATACTTCTTCCTCCAGAGCTCGCAACAGATTCCATTCTGAATTGGTTAATGGTTGTCGTTTGGCCATTCTAATAATATTCTTTGTGATCTCCGTTGGGATGACTACGCCTGATGCCGTTGAGTCCGGGAGGGCAATCACCCTGGTGTCGGGGTATGAGATGTATGTGCGGCCACATCACGCTTTGCCCTGCCGCCATGCCCATGTTCTGTCCTATGTTAAATCCTGCCCACTTGCCTGACTCGATCTGATCCTGTCCATATTCGTATGCTGCTCCATAGGTCACCCTCACATGTCCCACTATGTTCTTTTTGGGTATCCACAGCAGATGTCCGGGCGTGACGGGAAATAGATCATCCCACACAGAATATGTGTCATTCTCCCATTTGGGCAGGCCGTTGGCGTGCCACGTGCTCTCTTCGTAGCAGCTAATTGGCTCTCTTAGATTCTTTGCTATAAACGTTTTCGATGTCATCTGTTTCAATTATGCCAATTTCAATATTAACGGGACTGGGATGATATTCCTGCCTGATGTGTTCCCAATAGCTGGTTGGTTCCACTGATTTGTTATGCTCATATAGGTGCAGCAGTTGTACCAGGGCCTTCCTCACTTTTTCAGCTCCGCCATGTTTCTTGCAGGTGTCAGATCGACCCACGTGCACCACTTTATTATCAATGCGTAGTTTATACACACAGGGCAGCTTGACGAACTCGCTTTTCTTCTTGTGGGTGATCTGTAGATTGTCGAAATTATAGAATTTTTCTATATCATGCCATTTCGTCTTCATGCCACTATATTAGCATGAGCCCACTGCATAATCAATATCTAAATTAAAAAGATTTTAAATTTAGTGTGCGGTAATATCGTTGGACTTTTTTTGCCTGGTAATCACAATCAGCGAGCGCATTGTGTGCGTCCGGCTTGCTGGTCTCATTTTCTTTGTATAAACTAAAAAGTGTCCTGCTGTCTCTGATCTGCCAGTAGTTCCATGGACAGGGCTTGTTGAGTTGTGCATAAAGATTCTGCAGTATGGCATAGTCGAACAGTGGTCCCTGGCACCAGAACACGTCTATGCCCACGCACCACTTGTTTAATTTCTGTGTGAACTCCGCCAGCGATATCCTATCACCTTCGCCCAGTGCGTCCTCCGCAATCTCTTTGGGCTGCGTGGCCCACCAATTTAACGTGTCATCCATCACATGACGTCCCAGGGCTGTTTGGGCATCCACATCCACCCTGAAATACAAGGGATCATGGGGTTCTTTGTCTGTGTGGGCGTCAAACTTGATGCCGCCCAGGGTCAACACCACGGCGTCGGGCCGAGTGCTGAGCGTTTCCAGATCTATCATGCCGTGGATCATGCTGTATTATAACACGTGTGCCTGTTCTGTCAACTAGATGTCTTGGGAATCTTGGTCCATGTATTGCTGGTGTTCTTCCAGCAGCATCTGCTCTGTGATTTCCTTCAGCTCCTCGTCATTGAGGCAATATGTGCTGCCCGAGCTGTCTGGTAATTGCTTCTGTATCCTGCTGGTCACCGTACGTGAATATTCCACGCAGGCTTCCCTGGTCTTGAACGTGGGCTCGGTGGTGACGAAGCTGTTGCAGTCACCCCAGATGCATATCACGACCACGAGGAAATAATTCATACAGATACTTAATGTCTATCATCCGGCACTAATCTGCTGTGTTTATTCTATCTGCTGGCATGGTCACGCGACAATGATTAAATAGCAGTGCCAATGAACCAGAAATACAGATCCATATTCATCAGCGACGTGCATCTGGGCACACGAGAGTGCAAGGCGGATTACCTGTGCCAATTCCTAAAACAGAATGACTGCGAGCGGCTGTATCTGGTGGGCGACATCGTGGACGCATGGCAGATTGCCAAGAAGGTTTACTGGCCGCAGAGCCACAGCAACGTGATACGCAGGATACTGACCAAGGCCAAGCGCGGCACGCGGGTTTACTACATCCTGGGCAACCATGACGAGATACTGCGCAACTGGTTGGGTTTCGGGCTCAAGTTCGGCCGCATCAGGATCATGAACGAGCATGTGCATGAGACCGTGGATGGTCGACTGCTGCTGGTCACGCACGGAGACCTGTTCGACGGCATCACAGTGATGGCACCCTGGCTGGCATGGCTGGGCGACTCTGCCTACCAATTGGCTCTGTGGATCAACAACATCTTCAATCACACCAGGAAGTTGCTGGGCATGGACTATTGGAGCATGAGCAAGTTCCTCAAACACAACGTCAAACGGGCGGTGAGCTTCATATTTGAATTTGAAAAAAATCTTGCCCAACTATGCCACCGGCAGGGCTATGCGGGAGTGATCTGTGGACACATACACACTCCGGAGATCAAGGCGATCAATGAGGTGCTGTACATGAACTGCGGTGATTGGGTGGAGAGCTGCACTGCCCTGGTGGAACACATGGATGGCAGATTTGAATTGATACACTGGAAAGAGATTGATCATGAATCCCATGTGGAGGTGCCGCATGAGTGATCCCACGTCGATATCTAAAAAAAACGTTTATTGATTTTTATTTTTCTTCTGTTGCTCTTCCTGGTGCTCCAGGATCACGTTGAGCTTGGTGTTGAGCCTGATGAGGTCATTGTCCAGCATCCTGATCCTGTCCACCAGTGCTATAAGCGTCTTGCTGGTCTCGCTGGTCACGGGCTTGATCTCCATGGTCACCCACTTCCAAACATAGAATATGAAGTAGCCAAGTCCTCCCGCGGCTATAATGGGGAAGCCATAGGTGTTGATCATCTGTATGAGATCTTTGGTCATGCTAATCTTTTCTGGCGTCGGTCTTGCCGTCCGCCCTGCCGATCCTGTCCAGGTCCGGCCTGATGTTGAGCGTGGCGCTGACCAAGGTGTCGATCCTGATCACGTCAGCATTCATGGTCTTGACCCTGTTGTCCAGGGACTCGATTATGCCACTTAATTTTTTCACGTCGGACGTCACGGAAGCCAGGATGAATTTTAAAGTGAGGAACACGAAGAATCCACAGGCTATCGCCGCAGCTATGGGAAATCCCACGTCCAATGTCAGTTTCAAGAAGTCCATAATAGGACTGTATTTATGTGTCTAGGCCAGCACCTGTAAGGCCTTGCGGATGCGTCGCTTGCGCATGGGCACAACTGCTCCCGTCAGGGGTATTTCCTTGAGGTCGGTCTCGCGATCCAGGAACTTGTAGTCCATCTTGATCACGCCAAAACGCCGCATGAAGTCGAAAACCACGTCGGTGTCCAGTGCTCCACAGGTGTAAACGTCCAGCTGTATCATGGCCGGATTGCCCTCGTCCCAGGTGTGCATCACTATGTGCGATGTCTCGATGATGGCGAAGCAGGTCAGTCCCCGGTTGCCAGGCACGTCCACATATCTGGCCTCTGGGCCAAACAGCGTCTTCATGTTGATTGCCTCTATCAGTTGTGTTAGTGATTGTTTTGCTAGTGTCTCATCTTTGGGTGGGTCGCTTACTTCAGCTCGCACTATCAAGTGCTTGTGAACAAGTGTGGTCATCTTTTATTTGTCTCCTGTGACATTGTTAACGTATAGGCTATTTAACAATATCTTTTAAAATCTGTCAATTAGAATCTTCTTTTTATAAAAAATTTTTTGTGAATAAAAAACTATTTTGAAGTGGCGCGATAGATACCTGACCAGTCCGCTGGCACTGCCTCTGACAATCGATCTGTCATCATGTAGTAGTATTTTTTCAGCTGAGGATTTTTTTCTTTCAAATTCTCCAGCAAAATAAGGGCATTTTTCCACTCTCCGGCATAGTAGAATTTCAAAAACTGTTTGTGTTCTCCTGTCTCACAACCTACAGTGTATATTTTTACGCCCTCCTGCTTGCCCTTGACGGCGATGCAGTCCAGTTCGGTCACTGCATGTATGTCCTTGACCATGTACGCAGTGCGTGGTCCCAGCACCAGATCCACTCCGTAGGGCTTGCTCTGTCCCTCCAGTCGTGAAGCCAGGTTGACAGCATCACCGAGACAGGTGTAATCAAAGCGTTGATCTGACCCCATGTTGCCCACAACCACTGATCCAGTGTTGATGCCCAGCCCCATGCCGAACGCTGGCACGCCTTCCTTGGCTATCTCCTCGTTGAATTGCTTGAGATTGACCAACATCTCCATCGCGGTCCTCACTGCGTTGTGTGCGTGCATGGCATCATTCAAGGGAGCGTTCCAAAAAGCCATCTGTGCGTCCCCGATATACTTGTCCAGTGTGCCACCGTTGTTCAATATGCTCTTGGTCATGGCGGTCATGTAGCGATTCATTATGGCAGTGAGCCCCTGCACATCGGCTCCATAGTGTTCACTTATGGCAGTGAAGCCCCTCACGTCCGTGAACATGATTGTGAGCTCTCGGGTCTCGCCGCCCAGTCGCAGCAGTTCTGGGTTGCTCTGCAATCGTTCCACCATGGCAGGAGATAGATAGGTGCCAAATTGTTTCTTGATCTGTTGCTTGAGGGTGAACTCTCTCACGAAGCGATTGAATATGGCATGCATGCCCACTATGGTCAGAGTGATGATGAACCAACTCACGTCCCATAATTGTAATCTGCTGTGGAAAAAATAATTGGCAAAGTACAATGCTGCCACATATAATGCAATCATGCCCATTCCCACGATCCAATAGGCAGCAAATCTTGCGAGAATCACCACGGCTATTGCTGTCACTGTGCTGATCAACAGCTCTACGAAATTAGCAAAGTCATATCTCACAATGTTGTCACCCATCAGCACAGTCTGTAGAGAACTGGCCACGGCCATGTAACTGTATTGGGTGCCTGTGGGTGTGGCCATGGTGCTGCCTATGCCCTCGGCCGATGTGCCAATGATCACGGTCTTGCCTTTCACTGCTGAAAAATCCGCATCAGCGGCGCTGATGCTTTTGAAATCGTAGGCCCATCTGATCCATATCCTGCCATGAGCATCTGTCTGTATGGTCTTGTATTGGGGCACCCTCAGTGCCGTGATGCCACCTGCCTGTGTTTTCACTTGATAGCTGGGATCTCCTGTGGCCACTCTGATGGTTTCCAATGCCAAGGCAGGATAGATCTCTTCTCCGATCTTCATTAATAACGGAATTCTTCTTGTGACACCATCGATTTCTGGCGCTGTGTTCAACACACCCACTCCCCCGGCCGCTGTGGATAAACTTTCGATAGGACCCAACATGCCAGGCCATTCAAACAACCACGGCAGGGGATCTCCTATCTTGGCCACTCCTCTTGGCACTGCATTGTTCTTTTGCGACTGTGCCGTGCCCACCTGTGCCAACACCACTCCATTGTCCTGTATGGCTGCTGCGAACGCTTCGTCGCCACCCAGGCGGTCCTGTTCACTGAACAATATAGGAAACACGATCACGCCACCCTCGTTGGCTCGCACACGCTCAACAATGTCTGCCATCACTGAGCGTTTCCATGGCCATTGTCCATACTGCTCCATGCTTTTCTCATCAATGTTGATGATCACGATTTCATTGGACGTGGTGCGATCTTGATTGATTTGAAGTATGTCAAATGATTTCAATCTCAAAGTTTCTTTGATGTAAGGATCTTGCAGTCCCATCAAAGTCAGCACAAACACCGTGACGAACACAGTGGTCCAATGAGTGATCCATTTCATAATATGTGTATATTTATTGCTGTGTGACCGAAGTGGAGCAACCGTTGGCATTGGTGCAGGTCTGTGTCAGTGTGTAGTTCTGGCTGGTGCTGCCCTGCTGTGTGAGGCTCACTGTGCTGCTGCCGCCGCCATTGTTGAGCTCGATGCGAGCTGCATGATTGCCAGTGCCCTGTTGGGTCACTCCCACCGAGTGTCCGTTGCCGCCCAGGATCACGTCCAGGTAGTGCTGTCCCGAATCCTTCTGCATCACGCTCACGGTGTTGCTGTTGCCAGTGATGGTGGTGAACAGGTCCTTGGCCACGTTGTTCTGCTGCTGCAGGGTGAGGTCATTGCTGTTGCCCACCACGACCACGTCCTGGTAGTGACCACCGCTGCCGGTGTTGTCCTGCATCATGATCACAGAGTTGAGGTTGCCAGTGAGGTCCAGGAGGGATCTATGCCCGCCGCTGCCAAATCCCAGGCTGTCCTGTCTCATGGTGATCGAGTTGGTGTCGCCCGTGATGCTGATGCCCATGCCGTTGTTGTGGCTGGGATGATTGGCAGTGCCCTGCTGCAGGTTCACTGTGTTGTCGTCACCGTCGATGATGCCGCTGCCCGCCCAGTTCTTGCCCACAATGAAGTTGCCGGTGCCGTGCTGCTCCACGTTGAGGGTGAGGTTGTCACCGCTCTGTTCTATGTACACGCCGCTGCCCGTGGTGCCCTGTGCTGTGCCCTTCCTGCTGGTCTGATTGGGAGTTATGGTGACCGAGACCACAGGTGGTGTGTTGGTGTAATAGTTTGCGGACACTGTCTGGATGGAACCATTGAGATTCCAGAACAATATGGCTGCCGCGCCACCACCATTCTCATAGTACCACACATCTATGGCATAGGTTCCTGCGCTGGCGAATGTCTTGGTGCCACTGCCGTTGTAGTAGGCGGTGCCCTGTTCCTGCCAATCAGCAATAACCACATCGTTGTCTATGCTCAAACGGAATCCATCATCCGACAAATTGTAAAATGTGTAGGTGCCCGCAGCGGGTATGGTGATGTAGCCATAGTAATTCACTATGACCCTTTCAGATAAGCCAGAATCCAATACTTGTCCACCGCCCCAGTTGTGATTGATGGATGCGACAGTGCCTGATGAGCGAGGCGTGGGATAGGTCAATGCGTTGCCGTTGCCTGGATAATTGGGGGTAGCTCCCGTGCCCTGATAGGTTCTGTAGTTGAGGTCGGCCTTCACTTGGCTGCCCATGGACCACAACAGCATCCAAGACAATGTGAACAAGATTATTTTTGGTAAAAATTTTTTAATCATAGATTATTGCACCTGCTTGATGGTGATATCATTCTTGCCATCTCCCAGCTTGTAGTCCCGGAATTCAAAGTCATCCTGTTGCACGTTGATGTTGTACCCATGGCCCTTGTTGAGGCGCAGTTGCACTGTGTTGCTGCTGTCCTGCCTGCGGAACAACCATTGTGGCTGCTGATCATACAACTCGATGCCGGTCTCTGGATCTTTGCCCAGAGTGGTCTTGGTCTGTGTGCTGTCCAATTGATCCTTCATCTGTCTGGCCAGGGCGGCATTGACCTGATCCAGCACGTCCACTAAGAAATCTTGATCTAAAAAATCTATGTCCAGGTCAGTCATCCATAGGTCCTTCTCACTCTCTGCGATGTAGTCTCTGCTGAGCTCCTTGAACTCCAACAGGTCCACTCCCAGGAAGTCTCCCAGCTTCTTCAATCTCTCACGCTCGCGCTCTTCGTCGATCTCCACGGGCCTGCGCATCACCAACAGGTTGCTGATCATGCCCTCCTCCAGTTTCAGCAGCACGGGCTTCAGTGGTTGGCTGCGGGCTGTCTCCACCA